TTTTTTATCAACTACGATTAAGTTTTGAAGAAGGTGGGTTTTTAGGATTTAAAAACTTAAACCCTAATCCAGTAAACAATAAAAGTCCTTTTAACAATAGTGGTATAAATGCATTTATGGTACATTGCAAAGGTAAGGGTAAAGAAAAATTGCATAATAAATTTTTAAAACGTTTTAGCATACAGAGTTCATAATGCACATACTGATAGCATGCGACCAAGCATATTATGACAAATGGGGTATAGAACTTTTAAAAAGTACTAGATATTATAATCCCCATAGTTGGTTAAATTTACATTGTCATATAGTAAATCCTAGGCTAGGCTTTGAGCAAGTAGAAGGAGTCGACTATACAACAGAAGTAAACTCTAATGTATCTATTGCATATTTACAAGCAGTTAGATTTATAGTTGCACAGGGCAAATTGCCTAAAGATGACCTAGTAATGATTTTAGATGCAGACACAGTATGCACTAAAGAATTTACAAAAGAAGAATTTATCGAAGCAACTTCTAATATAACAATATTAAAACATCATAAATCCGGAGCACTACATCAGTGGTTGTGCGGAATGGTTACGTTTGGTACTGGTAAGTTTAGACACGACTATGTCCATAACTTATTAAAGAAGAAAATTCCTGAATGGGAATACGGGCACGACCAAGATATACTTAATTTGTGTGCTGAACATTATGAATTTAATAACGCACATCCGGACTGGATATGTATGGGTAAACAAAATTTAAATAGTGTATTCCTAACACTTAAAGGAACTCACAAACTTAATCCTAAATATACAAATCAATTTGAAAGGTATAAATTTTAATGGAGCAATTTCCAATGACTACACTAGCACCACACTTAGGCGGACACATGAATAAGACACATGTGGACCAAGGCGCATTTGAATGGCTAATTTCTAACGGAGTAAAAAGCTTTTTAGATATTGGATGCGGACCCGGCGGCATGGTAGAACTTGCACACCAACGAGGCCTTGCTACTCTCGGAGTAGATGGCGATCATACTATTACTAGATTTAATATTGAATCCTTTATTATACATGATTATACTACAGGCCCAGTTATAGTAGAAGACAAGTATGATGTAGTATGGAGTGTAGAATTTTTAGAACATGTAGAAGAAGAGTACATGCCAAACTATATGAAAACATTCCAGTGTGCAAAATCAGCAGTGGTTACATATGCACCTCCAGGATGGAACGGTCATCATCATGTTAATTTGCAAGAAGAAGATTACTGGGTTGCAAAATTTGAAGAGTATGGATTTATACTAAATGAGAGTAAGACTAAAGAACTTCGGGCTAATTCTACCTTAAACTTAGGTAAGAAAGGACGTAAGGCATTTGTAAAAAATAGAGGTTTGTTCTTCGATAATGCAAAGTGATCTAAAAGTTGTTGGCATTGAAGGATCGTACCGTACACATCCATTGCCTAATCTTCCAAATTTTAAAGTAGTTCCGTGGACAGATCAAGAAACTATCCAAAATGCTGATGTATATGTACAAGCTAACATTTTAGAAAACAAGTTCTTTCGTAAGTTTAGACCACAGTACGAACATATAAGAGACAGCGGCAAGCCTTATATTGTTGTTGAAAGTAGTGTGTTTAGACGCAACATGCCGCAACCTCCAAACACAAAAGCGTACCATAGATACAGTTGGACCAGTTACTTTAGAGATGAAGGTAATTATAATAATCAAAATTGTCCACCTGATCGTTGGGAGCAAATACAAAAAGATCAACGTATTGAAATTAAAGACTGGCGCAATGACGGCGAATATATACTACTAGCAATGCAACGCCCGGGTGATAGTAGTTTAAAAAACTTAATGGCAACACACAAAACCTTTGATAACTTTATAGCTTGGACAATTAAAGAAATACGCAAGTATACAGATAGACCTATTGTCTGCAGAATGCATCCTGCACGAATGGATAGACAGCGTCAAGCACTTGCAAAGATTGACACTAGCGGAATTACAATGAGTACAAACATGCATGGCTCAGGAAATCTTGAAGGTGGCGCAGGATTATACGAAGACTTTAAAAATGCATATGCTGTAGTTGGATTCAATAGTAATGCACTTACTGAAAGTATCTGTGAAGGAATACCAACGTTTAGTCTATGCCCTAGTTCAATGGCGTGGGAGTGTTCAAACAAGAACTTAAATACACTTGAGCATCTTGAATACTTTGATAGACAACAGTGGCTTAATAACTTAGGTTATTGCCAATGGCGCGAAGACGAAATTGCTAGGGGCGACCCGTGGCATCATTTGATAAAGGGAATATAATATGGCTAAGGCTAGACTAGCAAATGCAATGGCAAATTCAAAAGGCAGCGGCAAAATGTCTGCAGGCAACGTTGATTTAAAGAAAAGCAAATGGCACACTAATAATTTAATAAGCTATTTTCCTAAAGAAAAATCACAGTTTGATGATTTAGAGACACTAGCAAAGGAATATGTGTTTGCAGAATATGGACCTGCAAGTCCTATTTTCCCTGCAGATGGCACTGTAGTTACAATGGGCAGTTGCTTTGCTGAACGTCTAAGAAATTGGTTAAAAGCAAATGGTAAGAATAGTGATTACATTAATGTTCCAGAAGGACTTAATAATTCATTTGCTGTAAGACAATATCTTGAATGGGCATTAACTGGCGACCGTAGTACTGATGCATATTGGTACGATAATGATCCAACAGCTGGAGCATATCAATGGGAGCCTGAAGACGAACAAAAGGCTCTATTGGAGCATTTTAAAAACACAAAGGGTGTAGTAGTTACATTTGGGTTAGCCGAAGTGTGGCGAGATAAGGCTACTAAAAATGTATTTTGGAGAGGAGTTCCTGCAAAGTATTTTGATCCTGACAAGCATGAATGTGTTACTAGTACTGTACAAGAAAACGTAGATAACATGAAACGTATATATGATTTAATTGTGCAACATGCAGGATTAGACACAACAATTATTTTTACACTAAGCCCTGTTCCACTTAATGCAACGTTTATGGGCAGACCAACTATTATTAGTGACTGTGTTAGTAAGTCGACATTACGTGTAGCGATTGATCAATTCTTTAACGAATATAAAAATGCAACTAATGCATACTACTGGCCAAGCTTTGAAATGGTACGCTGGGTAGGAGCACATACTGACTTCCCCACATTGTTTGAAGATGGCACTCCGAGGCATGTTAACAACAAAGTAGTATCAATTATTATTGAAAACTTTGTTAGAAAGTTTTTTGTAAAATGAAATTAGAATTCGGTTGTGGTGAATCACCAACCTATCCAGATTATAAAACTTGTGATATTAGAAATTTACCAGGTATTGATTTTGTATGTAATGCTTGGGACATAGATAAACATGTTATAAAAAATTCTGCAACACATATTTTTTCAAGACACTTTTTAGAACATCTAACATTTGAACAAGGTGAACGCTGGCTCAAATCATGTCTTACAATATTAGACTCAGGCGGCGAGATGCACTTAATGCTTCCTAATATGGACTTTCATATACACCAGTGGGTAGTAGGTAAAAATATTGCTCATGCACGAGGAGGATTTTGGGGATGGCAAAGAGAAGCCGAAACTGGAGAAACTTGGGATATACACAAGAGTGGATATAATGCAGTACAGCTAATACAACTATTAGAATCTTGCGGTTATATAAATTGTCGCTCCTTGCATAAACCAAACAATAAACATCTTGGAATAGCTTGCTACAAACCATAATAAATATACATCATTAACTACGCACATAAATATCTACATGAGCAAAGTAGTTTTAGTTACAGGCGGATTCGATCCGCTACACAGTGGGCATATTGCCTATTTTAAAGAAGCAAAGAAATTAGGCGATCGATTAGTAGTTGGCCTAAATTCAGATGAATGGCTAGAGCGTAAAAAGGGCAAAGCATTTATGCCTTGGAATGAGCGACTATGCATTGTAAACAATTTACAAATGGTCGATGAAGTTTTTACATTTATGGACGATGATGATTCTGCTATAAATTTTATAAAACAAGTTAAAGCACATCACCCTAAGGATCATTTAATTTTTGCAAACGGCGGCGATAGGACAGAACAAAACATTCCAGAAATGTCCGTTGAAGGTGTCGAGTTTGTATTTGGTGTAGGCGGTGGCAATAAAGCTAACAGCAGCAGTTGGATTCTTAAAGAATGGAGTCATCCTAGTACAGAACGTGCTTGGGGAAAATACACTGTGTTAGACAACGGCAAAGGCTATCAAGTTAAACAACTTGCATTTGGCTCTAAAAAAGAATTAAGCGATCAAAGACATTTTAAGCGTAGTGAACATTGGCATGTTGTTGAAGGTAATATAAAAATGGTATTGGAATATGAAAACGGTGACATAACATACACAACTCATACATCAGGCGACAGTATTGATATTCCAATTAATACATGGCACAAAGCAATTAATGTAGGTCAAGAAACAGCAAAGGTTATAGAAGTTTGGATGGGCGATGAACTTACAGAACAAGATATAGAAAGAAGAGATTAATGAAAGTATTTGTAGGTTACGACACAAGAGAAGACATGGCATACCAAGTATGCAAGCACAGTCTTGAAGCACGTAATAAAGATGTAATTGTAAAGCCTTTGAAGCAAGCAGAGCTTAGAGAATCAGGCTGGTATACTCGTCCTATAGATAAACTTGCAAGTACCGAATTTACATTTACAAGATTCCTCGTACCAGAACTAACTAACTTTAATGGGTGGGCATTGTTCTGCGATAGTGATATTATCTTTTTAGAAGATGTCAAAGAACTGTTTGATCAAGCAGATGACAAGTATGCAGTAATGTGTGTTAAGCATGACTATGCACCTAAAGAAGGTATTAAGATGGATGGACAGACACAAACAGTTTACCCACGTAAGAATTGGTCAAGTGTTATGTTGTTTAACTGCGGACATCCTAGCAATGCTAGGCTTGACATGGACCTAGTTAATGAACCAGAAATAAACGGAGCGTACTTACATCGCTTCAGTTGGTTAATGGACGAAGAGGTTGGAGAACTAAGTCACGAATGGAATTACTTAGTTGGACATTATACAGGCGGTAGCCCAAAGGCACTGCATTACACAGAAGGCGGACCGTGGTTTGAAAACTATAGAAACTGCGAGTTCCATACAGAATGGAAACAAGAACTACAGGATATGATGAATGACGGAAACTAAGATGTTAGCAATTGATACTAGAGATGCTATTGTAAGTTGTTTTGCACAAGGTACTCAAGCAGAAGAAATCGAGGGCTGGAAAAACCTTGATAATTTGGATCCTACAATACCAGTTGTATTTCGTAGTATGTCTCAGCGTAAAACTGTTAAAATGTGCGAATACCAAAACCGCCCTTACTATTATATCGACACAGGATATATTGGAAATCTAAATAAGAAAAAACATTGGCATCGTGTTGTGCCTAATGGTATGCAACATAGTAACCCTAGATTTGATTTACCTGCTGATAGATTCGATAAGTGTATTGACAGTCAAGATATTAGGTTTAAAGGCTGGCGGCGGAATGGTAGTGCTATATTACTAGTAACACCATCCGGCAAGCCTTGTTCGTTTTACGGAATTGATCGAGATGTATGGATAGAAGAAACTGTTGCTGAAATTAAAAAATATACTGACAGAGAAGTAATTGTCAGAAATAAAGGACTTAGAAGAGAACGAGTTAGGTCGCATAGTATATACTCGCAGTTCGAAGAAGATAATATTTTTGCAGTTGTAACATATAACAGTATTGCTGCAACTGAAGCAATTGGTTATGGCATTCCGGCATTTACATTAGCACCAAATGCTGCTGACTTTGCATGTGGAACTGACCTAAGTAAAATTGAGACGCCGTTATACGTAGAAGAAGAAAAAGTAATTGGTTGGCAGAACTGGTTGGGATATTGTCAATTTAACCCGCAAGAGATGGTGGCTGGAACAGTGCTACCTATGCTAAAGGAGTATGAAATCCAATGACAATACAAGTAGCAAGTTACTTGATGGGGATACCTCCAGGCAACACTAATTCTGAAAAGCCAACTATTATTGTTAACGCCATTGAAGGTGTATGGGCAGCTGGAGACAACGGCACGATAGTAACAGATTACAATGTAGTTGATTGTGACGTAGCAGTAATGCAAGGCTTTGTTCACCCTGGAAGTAAAAATACAAAACATTTAGATCTTAGAAAACGAGTAATGGAACATCAACAAAAAAGAGGAAAACGCACTCTTATTGTTGATGCTAATTTATTTTTATATGCAGATCCTGGTAATAGTAATAAGTTTTTAAGATATAGTTATGATGGAATCTTTCCTACTACTGGCGAGTATTGTAACGGCAACCCTGATCCTGCAAGATGGGAATTAATTAAATACCGACTTGGATTAGAGTTAAAACCATGGAAGACAAACGGAAGCGTTATTTTATTATGTTGCCAACGAGATGGTGGCTGGAGTATGGACGAACAGCCTTTACTTCCTTGGGTTGTAAGAACAGTACAAAATATTAGGAAATATTCAGATAGAACAATAGTAGTAAGATTTCACCCAGGCGACAAAAATCAAATAGAACACAAAAGATCTATTGCTAGATACAGACTGCCTAATGTTAGAGTTTCTAATTCAGAAAGTATTATGCATGATTTACAAACTGCACATTGCTTAGTAAATCATAATTCAAGTCCAGGAGTAGTAGCTGCTATTGAAGGAATTCCTGTATTTTTAACAGATCCAGATAGAAGCCAAGCTAAGGATGTAGCACATAATAATTTTGCTGACATTGAAAATATAACAAAGTTTGATAGACAGCCTTGGATTGAAAAGATGGCAATGATGCATTGGACACTTGACGAACTTAAATCCGGCACAGCTTGGAAACACCTTAGACAATGGGCGGACAAACCACTATGAAAGATATAACAGTACTAACAACATTTCATCAAGAAGGTCTTGATGTATACGGACAACGGTTTTTAGATAGCTTTGCAACTAACATTGACAAGCGTATTAAGCTATTAGTATATGCAGAAGATTGTACACCAGTAAATCCAGACCCAGAACAGATTACAATACTTGATGCAAAGAAAGTGTTACCTAAGCTAGTTGCGTTTAAAATGAGATGGGGAGCAGTTCCAAAAGCAAATGGTATTCCACCAGATGATATTAAAGCACGTAGACCACGCGACTGGCACAAGGAATTTAAGTGGGACGCAGTACGCTTCGCTAATAAGACATATGCTGTGTATGACGCTGTACAACGCTCTAAGGACTGGTGTGTGTGGATGGATGCTGATACATTTGTACATAGCACATGGGCATACGAAGACTTTCTAAAACAGTTACCAGACAATGCTTGGATCACTTATGTAGGCAGAGGCAAAGGATCACAGACATGGCCGGAGTGTGGCTTCTACGGATTAAACTTAAATCATCCTGTGTGTCACGAGTTCCTTAAAGAGTTTGAAAGAGTATACGAAGAAGCAGACGACGGTATCTTTAAACTTGAAGAATGGCATGATAGTTTTGTATTTGGAACTATCTTAAATAAAATGAAAGAAGACTTTCCAACAGTATTAGATTACAGTGCTAACATATATAACAACCCAGCTAAGACTGGTGGAGGCGGACATCCTTTAATTAATTCTGATTTAGGCAAATGGATTGACCACTTAAAAGGTGCAAGAAAAACTGAAGGACGGAGTAAAGCTAAGGATCTTATGAGCCGCCGGCAGGAAGCGTATTGGAATGAAGTTTAGTTTATGGAGACAGTATGGCGCACTCAATAGTAGAACAGTTTTTGATGCCTTTGCTTCTAGTTTGCTGGATGCTGGTCATGTTGTTTCTAACAATGATATTAGCAGCGATGTTGATGTTATTTGGAGTGTTCTTTGGAATGGCCGTATGGCTGGAAACGAACGTATTTGGAAAGATAACAAACTCAAACAAAAACCAACTATAGTATTAGAAGTCGGCGGCATACAACGCGGAACAACATGGAAAGTAGGATTAAATGGCATTAATAGGGACGCTTATTTTGGCCCTGTGGGTAATGATTCTGTACGTGCTGATAACCTTGGGTTATCTTTAAAGCCTTGGCGCACAACAGGAAAATATATCCTTATTTGTGGTCAGCATGAAAAAAGTCAACAGTGGGAACTAATGCCTAATATGACTGCCTGGTTAGGCAATACTATTAATAACATTAGACAATATACTGATATGGATATTGTTTGGAGGCCTCATCCTAGATATCCAGTACAGTATGTAGAACAAGACTTTAAAGATGTTATACGACAAACGCCTAACAAATTAGAAAGCACATATGACGATTATGATTTTGGTGTAAGAGATGCATGGGCTACTGTATGCGAAAGTTCTAATCCTGGCTCACACAGTATTATTGCAGGAATTCCAGCATTTGTAAGTAATAGTTCATTAGCGTACGATGTCGGCAACGATATATCCTTTATGCACGATATAGGTAATCCTTATATGCCTGATAGACGCCAGTGGCTTAACGATTACGCACATACAGAATACACCCTCTCAGAAATATCTGCAGGATTACCATTAAAACACTTGACATCTAAGCTATAATACGTTATAATATAGTATGCTTAGAATAGATACTATAGAAGATTGCCTTGAAGCACTAGCTGGATTCACCAAAGAATCTGTTAGTTTCAAGTTGAACAAAGAAGATTATACTATTATGCATAGTATAGCTCGACAAACTTTTCGTGGTACAGCATTGACTGACCGACAATTTGCACTAATGCAAACAAAGCTAATTCCGTATCAAGAACAATTTGATGTATTCGAAGTTCCATTTAAACATTGTATTAAAACTTTAAGACTTCCACTACGTAGTATAAACAGAGAAAAGTATATTAGGGTAGAAGATACAAAAATCAAAGTTAGGTTTCCTTTTAAAAAATCTGATATTATGTTGATTAATGAGTTATCACACCAGTCATGGAATGCAGAAGGATATACGCATCAAAAAGGATCGCATGAACATTTCTTTGAATACAATGAAATTAACGTATTAAATTTATTAGACAGATTTAAAGATAAGTTATTTGAAATTGACAAGGAGTTAACTGAAGTGTATAATCTTATTACTGAAATACGTAGTAATAAGCATCTATATGTTCCTGGTATTTACGATATGGAATTACAAAATGTAGATGATAATATGAAGTTATTAATGGAGGCTGAAGTAGGACCATTAAGTAAAGATACTTTCTTAAAGTACGTAGACAGAAAATTTAAATACGGACTAGAACATATTGACGCCTTTGATCCAATGACTAGTGTAGAAAAATTAGCATGCAGGCAAGGAATAGAGTATAATAATAAGCCGTCACAACAGACTCTAGAATTGTTATTATCAGACTTCTGGGAGTTAGATCGATTTCCGTTAGTTGTAATTCTTGATAAAATGCATGCTGAGAAGCAACTGCACAGTATGTTAAACTTTTATAGAGATATTTTAAACCCAGAACAGCAGAGTGTATTATTTAGATTAGACAAGACGACACCTTTAGAGACTGAAAGTGACTCATTTAATCAATTAATTAAAGACAGAAAACTCAACAATTGGGTTGACAAAACAACTAAAGTAGTGTATATTAGTAAGAGTAAGTTACCAAAATTACTTATTAATAGTGAGTGGATACCTAATACATGCATTGCATTTGATAGTGCAATAGATAGAACTGTATCCACTTACATTACAAGCACTTGTGACTTAGTTGTTTTTAGAGAAGAATACATGAGTCCATTCAGGAGACACAGTAAAATATATGGCTAGTTGCAAATTAATTATTGAAGACGAAGTAAACATTAAGCTCGAAGGACTTGAAGTAGATGTTCGTAGGAAACTTGCTAATGCCCTTAAATTTGAAGTGCCGTATGCAAAGTACATGCCTCAGTATAAGTTAGGACGTTGGGATGGTAAGGTTGCTTTTTTTGGTATTGGCGGCAGTGGCTACGTTAATCATCTTGATGTTATTGTGGATGTTCTACAACGAAATAATGTTGAGATTGTTGATATACAAGACAACAGGCATCCTATTACCTTAGACTTTAATCCAGTAACAGAAACATACTGGAAAGACCTAGGCGTTGTTTGGCCCGAAGGCCATCCAGCAGCAGGCGAAGATATTATATTGCGTGATTACCAAGTAGAAGCTATTAATAACTTTCTTGCTAATCCGCAAAGTTTACAACAGATTGCAACAGGTGCAGGTAAAACAATTACAACTGCAACACTGTCACACATAGCTGAGCCTTACGGTCGGTCACTTGTGATTGTACCTAACAAATCGTTAGTGTCACAAACAGAAGAAGACTATATTAACTGTGGGCTCGACGTAGGAGTGTACTTCGGAGATCGAAAGCAATTAGGTAAGACTCACACTATATGCACTTGGCAGAGTTTAAATATACTCGACAAGAAGCACAAGGATGGCACGGCTGTTTTAAGCCTAGCAGAATTCCTAGACGGTGTAAGCACTATAATCGTCGATGAAGTACATCAAGCGAAAGCAGAAGTTCTTAAGAACTTGCTTACTCGCAACCTACGTAACGCTCCAATACGTTGGGGACTAACTGGTACTGTACCTAAGGAGAAGTTTGAGTTTGAAAGTATTCATGCAAGCTTAGGTCCAGTTATCGGAAACATTACAGCAAAAGAATTACAAGACAAAGGAGTGCTATCTAATTGTCACGTTAATGTAGTACAGTTAATTGACACAGTAGCACACAGTAACTATCAAGAAGAATTAAAATATCTTGTTACTAACAAAGACAGGATAGATTATATAGGCAACATGTTACATCAAATCTCACAATCAGGCAATACACTTATACTAGTAGACAGAATCTCAGCAGGACAAATGCTTGCAGAACTAATTCCAGACAGTACGTTTGTTAGTGGTGCAGTAAAAGTAAAAGATAGAAAAGATACTTATGATGAGATTAAAGAAGGAACTAACAAGGTTATTATTGCAACATATGGTGTTGCAGCTGTAGGAATTAATATTCCTCGTATTTTTAATCTTGTGTTATTCGAACCTGGTAAGAGTTTTGTTCGAGTTATCCAATCTATAGGCAGAGGCGTCCGTAAGGCAAAAGACAAAGACTTCGTTCAAATATGGGACTTAACTTCTACGTGCAAGTTTGCGAAGCGACATTTGACACAGCGTAAGAAGTTCTACAAGGAGGCTCAATACCCCTTCACCATAGAAAAGGTAGATTGGAATTAATATATGAGAATACTAACATTAGACGATAAATGCTTTAGCTTAGAAGACCTTCCAGATCAAATTGATGATGATGTACGCTTTAGTGTACTAGACAACAGTGATCCTAAAGAGCCAGACTCCTTCTTTGTGCCTTTAATTTTCCTAGAAAGTTTTAGTGCGCCGGCTATGGTATTAGAAATTGGCGGACAAGAAATAACTATGCCGGTAGATTGGAGCATTGCAGTAGGATGTTCTGAAAGCGGTATGGATATTGAAATACTTCCATTAACTAGCATTAACGATAGAGGCTTTGAAGCATTCTTGTTTAATCCACTATCGGGCTTCAAGTTTGACTTTGCACCAATAAATATCATTAACTTTTACACAGATGTTAAATGGTATTTTCCTAAAATGAAAAACGGCCAATTACTAACTGTACCTATTACAGAAGGATCTCAACCTCCTTGTGCATTTTTTGTTAAAGACATATCTAGACAATGCGAAGTCATTGAATATTCAAAGTTAATATAGAAAGGATTATTATGGGATGGGTATCAAAAAATGAGAAGTTAGAAGGTGAAAATATATATCACCGACATTTAAAACTTCCATTCGGTATAAAGAAATATCATTTGTTAATGGATACTATACCAGACAGTGTACAACATGTTGATATTAATCCATATAGAGATCCTTTGATAGATGCCCTTCATACAGAACTAGGGTTGTTTATAAACCATACTGAAGTATTCTACACCCCACCTAACGGCGGAGAATTACCTATCCATACTGACGAAGCGACATACGATAACCGAGCAAAAATTAATGTCACATGGGGGCCAAGTGTAGGAACTGTTAGATGGTGGAAGTCAGATAAGGCAAAGCCTATTACTGACTTAGCTTCTGCAAAAGAAATGTTAGGTGATGAACTACAGCCAGACGAAGATTTTTCAAAAAGACAACATTCAAATATTTTAGCTAAAAAAGAAGATTGTACATTAGTACATGAAGCTAATACTAATATTGTTAGCTTAGTAAATGCAGGCCAACTGCATTCAACATACAACCCTCACCCAACAGAGGGACGATGGACTTTATGCTTTGTCCCAGGTAGTTGGGGCATTAGGAACGGAGCACACTTAACATTCGAAGAAGCATGTGAAGTGTATAAAGATTATATTATAGGAGAGATATGATGGGAATTAAAGCAGGAAAAGTATGGGGTGGAACAGAATTAATCCACGCTAATGGTGTACTAGAATTTCACCGTATTGAATTTAATAAAGGATTCAAGTGTTCAGAACATGCACATGAATTCAAATGGAACGGATTCTTTGTTGAATCGGGCAAGATGATTGTCCGTGTTTGGCAAGATGATCAAGGTGGTCTCGTTGATGAAACCATCCTTGGTGCTGGGGATTTTACTCAAGTTAAACCGGGTAAGATCCACCAATTTGAAGGCCTCGAAGATGGAGTAGCTTTTGAATTGTACTGGGCAGAATTTAATCACAACGATATAGTGAGAAGAACTGTTGGTACAAAAATTTAACAATATAAACAGGAAGGATTTTTTATAGATGTTTAATATTTTTAAAAACGTAGACAGAAGTATGCTTATGAAACTAGTAGCACTTCATGTTATTGTTATTACAGTTTCAAACGCACTTGTAGGTATTCCAGTAGAAATATTTGGAATTAAACTTACATGGGCAGCATTTACGTTTCCACTAGTTGTTCTTGCAACTGACTTAACAGTTAGGTTGTTAGGTAAGAGTATTGCAAGGTCGACAATTGCCGCTGCATATCCTTTAGCAATTATTGGTTCTATTGCTGTAGTAATGTTAGAAGGTGCGCCGACTAGTGTAGCACTACGTATTGGCTTTGCAAGTGCAACAGCTTACGGCGTTGGTACATTTCTTGACGTATATGTATTTCAGTATTTAAGAGAAAACTGGAGTAAACAGTGGTGGATTGCACCAGCAGTATCAACTGTTGCAGCAAACATTATTGATACATATGCATTCTTTTATGTTGCGTTTGCAAACAGTGCAGATGAATACATGTCAGCAAATTGGATGGAAATTGCAGGTTCACAAGTTGTAATTAAAATTGCAGTAGGCTTAATAATCTTCCTACCAGCTTATGGAGTATTACTCCGTTATCTCAAAAATAGAGTAGCTGATGGCGATCAAGGGTAAATTGATACCTGGAGAAGCATTGATATATGAGCGGGCCAACGGTGTTGTGTTCGCTCATTATCGAGACCCCCCGCATAACAAAATACCTCGTTGGATCATTGGTGGTGACAAAGATGGTGTGGACCGTGCTACAGCAAAAGAACAGGGCGATTTGTTCACATACAGAGACTGGCAGGACATAAACGAAATGGCTAAGACACATAAGACATTGTCTGTCTATTTAAATAAGATATTTGACATATACTTGATGACAAAGGAAACAAAGAAATGATTACAATAATTGCAGGACCGTGTCAGCACGAAAGCTTAGAACACAGTTTGAATATTGCAAAGCATTGTAAAGATATATGTGACAAGTATGGCGCAGAGTATATTTTTAAAGCTAGTTTTGATAAGGCCAATCGTAGTAGTATGCAAGGCAAGCGTGGTGTAGGTTTTACAAATACACTACATGACTTTGAAGAGATTAGAGGCGAAGTGGGGTGTAAGACGCTCACAGACGTTCATACAGTAGAGCATATTACAAACATAACAACTTACTATAACAACGCAGTAGACGTACTACAAATACCCGCATTCCTTTGTAGACAAACTGATTTACTACAAGCGGCATGTGCAACTGATAAGATTGTTAATATTAAAAAAGGACAGTTCCTAGCACCTTGGGATATGAAGGGAATACTGTCTAAGACTGAAGGTGCTAGAGAGGTTTGGATAACCGAGAGAGGAACTAGCTTTGGATACAATACTTTGGTTGTGGATTTTACCGGCTTGGATTACATGCTTAATAATTATAACTATCCTGTGGTTTTGGATGCCACCCACAGTGTACAGAAACCAGGCGGCAACGGAGGCAGTAGCGGCGGCAATAGGGATTACGTTCCTGGCCTATGTCGTGCAGGCAGTGCTTTGGGCATTAGGAATTTCTTTTTAGAAGTACATCCAGATCCAGACAACGCACCCAGTGATGGTCCAAATATGCTTCGTATAGAAGACTTTGATAAAGTAGTAGGAGAGATACATGAATACAGCTATACTAATTCCAGCGAGAGCAGCTTCAACTAGGTTTCCTGATAAACCTCTAGCATTGCTTAACGATGTACCGATGATACGTAGAGTGTACGATCGTTGCTGTATGACGGGCTTAGACACCTTTGTGCTTACTGATAGCAAGCGTATTGCAAGCTTATTTCCAGAAGGTAATGTGATTGTTGATTACACTGATTATGCTAACGGCACAGAACGATGCTGTGGGGCAGTTGATAAGCTTCCCCAAGAGTATGACCAAATTATTAATGTCCAAGGTGACATGCCTGACGTTACACAAGAAATGATTAAGAAGATTGAACTTACATTACAGTACGATTCACTAGCAACATTATGGGCCGACTTTCCAGATAAGAGCTTGACAGATGATCCTAATAGTGTTAAACTAATACATAACTGTTCTTATGCTAACTGGTTTGGTAGAGGATTTGCATATGGAAGTTGGCACTTAGGTGTGTATGGATTTAAGACTCACGTACTAAAATTGTACAATGGATTAAACGTACCACCTGAAGAAGATATCGAAAAACTAGAACAGTTACGTTGGATACAAGCTGGCTATAGAATAGCATTAGGTAAAGTATTATTTAACGGCGTAGAGATTAACACACCAGGGGACTTAGTAGAATGGCACAGCAAAAATTACCTTTAGCAGAACAGCTTGCAGGTATTGACACAAATAGTAAAGGCCTATGGAAAGAGTTTGATGCTGAACAACGTAAGAGTGTTAGTCACTGGTTATTGAATAGATGGATTAGTTCTGTTGAAGGCGATAGAGCGGCACAGGAACATGCTATTCATATGACAAATGAAATGTATAACATTAATTGGAACGTGTTAGGTGCAAAGCATCCGCAGTTACAATGGCAATTAATGTGTGCTACGCATAACAATAAGTCATCAATCAAACGTCACAAATGGATTGGTTTTAAAAAGAAGACTAGCAATAACAGCAAAGGTGCAGCTTTACTAGAAAAAATATATCCTAATATGAAATTAAAAGAGGTAGAATTACTTGCTAGCATATCTACAAAAAAAGAACTTAAACAACTTGCAGAAGAACACGGTTTTGAAAATGTCAAACTCTGAAAAACCATATGTATGCGAATACTGTGGTTCAGGATACACTCGCGAAAAGACATTAGCTGTACATATGTGCCAGCCCAAGAGACGGTTTTTGCAGCGTAAGGAAAAGCGTATCCAGTTAGGATTGATTGCATTTAATAAATTTTATAAACTAAGTGCAGGTTCAAAAAAAGATAAAACGTATGACGAGTTTGACAAGAGTCCATACTACAATGCATTTGTAAAGTTTGGTAGCTTTGTATCTAATGTAAAACCTTTGTATCCTGAAAAGTATATTGAACATGTTGTAACTAGTGGCGTTAAGTTAGATCACTGGTGTAGAGAAGAAATGTATGAAGCTTATGCAATTGAGCTAATTAAGAAAGAAGGTGTTGAAACTGCACTTGAACGTAGTATAATGACTATGATGGAATGGGCTGACGAACAGACGCAAGCACCATGGAATCATTATTTTCATCATGTAAGTTTGAACAGAGCAGTATGGCATATTAAGGACGGCAAGATTAGTCCGTGGCTTATACTTAATTGTACAAGCGGAAAAGACATGTTAAGTAAGTTCAATGATGAACAATTGGAAATTATCTATCCAATGATAAACCCTGAACATTGGGGGGTACGGTTTAAGAGACAAACTAGCGATGTTCAACTAGTAAAAGATGTAGTGAAGGAGAGTAGCCTATGAAGATACTAATATTTGGATTGCCTGGAAGTGGTAAGTCAACACTTGCAGAACCGTTTGCTAAAGACATTGGAGGCGTGTGGATTAATGCTGATGCTGTTAGAGCAGAATATGATGACTGGGACTTTAGCTTAGAAGGCAGAATAAGACAAGCACAACGAATGCGCCACTTATCTGATGGAGTAGTCATGGCCGGCAAGATTGCAGTTGCTGACTTTGTGTGCCCCACAATGCGTACTAGACAAGAATTTAGTGCAGACTATTCAGTATGGATGGACACAATTAAACTTGGCAAATACGAAGATACCAATCAAATGTTTGAAAAGCCAACTGATGATTTTATTCGAACTGACTACATAGTAAGTGAATGGTTTACAGATACCCATAAGCAATTAACTAAAGTTGTAGAAAGGTTTCAAGAGTTACATGTTCAATAATCAAAAACCAACAGCACAGATGCTAGGCAGATGGCAACCGTGGCACGATGCACATACTGAGTTATTCAAACGTGCTTTAGCTGAAACTGGACAAGTATGTATAATGGTACGCGATGTAAGTTTCATAGTAGGTGAAGATGCAGGCGCAGGCCGCACAGTTGTACAAGACGATAATCCTTTCAGTTACGATTATGTAGTAGATGGCATTGAAGAAGGACTACACAATGCGGGGTTTACAAGAGGCACAGAGTATGTTATAATGAAAGTACCTAATATAGTAGACATTAGTTATGGACGCGGAGTAGGTTATACATTTACCGAACATGATTTAGGTACAGAGCTACATGACATAAGTGCTACACAAATTAGAGCTAAATTAAGAGAACAAGGAAAATTATGAAACTATTATATTACCCAGATAAGTTTTTAGATAAAAAAGTTAAGCAGGTTGATCTAGAAAACCCAGGGTTTGATCCAAAAGAACTGCGTAAAGAAATGGTCGACTTAATGCTAGCAAGTAGCGGTGTTGGGCTGTCCGCTAATCAAATTGGATTAGATGCAGCAGTATTTGTTATGGGTGATAAGCCTGACAATACAAACATTTGTATTAATCCAACTGTGTTAGAGTATACTGAAGAAACTGTTTTAGACTTAGAAGGGTGTTTAAGTTTTCCTCATGTATATGTAAGGCTACCTAGGCCTAAAGAAATACTTGCAGAGTATTATGACGAAAACTTAGAAAAACAAACTGTAAAGATTGATGGATATAGTGCTAAGTGTTACTTGCATGAACTTGATCACTTGTTAGGAATTACTATGAAAGATCGTTGTAGTAAACTTAAATGGGATATGGCAATAAGGAAATCAGTTAAGTACAAAAAACTATTTGAGGCTAATAATATAAATGCCTGATATTGATATTGACTTTGCTGACAGGACTGTTGTGCTTGCACAAATTAAACATCGTGTGGCAAAATTAGATACAGGAAAGAAACACAACACCGGAGTCTATGCAAACGAGATTCCTCATAACCCAGTTGACGGGCTGTCAACAATAGAACATAAGACTGCGGAAGAACGCGGCTACTTTAAACTAGACTTTCTTAATGTAAGCATTTACAAGGAAGTTAATAACGAAGCACATTTAACAGAGCTAATGGAAAGGAAACCACTATGGCAACTTCTGGAACACAAGGACTTCAGCGACAAAGTCTTTCATCTGAACGGGCACGACGAACTATTGAAACAATTGAAACCTACTTCGGTACAACAATTAGCAGCGACACTAGCGATCATTCGTCCAGCGAAACGATATCTAGCAAACAAGGATTGGGAAACAATAATGAAGGAAGTATGGATCAAACCGACTAATGGTGATTACTTCTTTAAGAAAGCACATGCTGTTGGCTATGCAATGGCATGTGTAGTACACATGAATTTAATTTGTGAAAACTTGGATAAGGATTAGTCTTTAGGAGGTCTTCGTACTAATTGTACAGACTTTCTTTTAATTCGTTTAACAGCTAGATTATTTAAATTAACACAAGGGCCTATAGTAACTTTTACGTCCTTGCTGTTCATTGTCATTATACAATATTTAAATGTTCTCATTTCACCAGCCATAAAAATGTTGATTGGAATCATTCTATTTGACTCCCACCACCACACTTCGCCTAGTTCGAGAAACCGTTGTTGTTCTACTTTTGTGTTTAATTCTGTGTATACGTACATACTGGTTACACTAGCATCTTGGTTAATTACTACCCCAACATACTCTTGTCCACCGTAATTTACTACACTTAAAAATGGAAAGTTATTTTCAATGTCTTTTGTTAACATGGGATAGATAATTAATTCCTATAAATACATTATGCAATTGTTGTCAAGATATTTAGTCGATAATACAACCACACTTGTCGCAGATGTGGCAGGATTCATAACGGAGTACAGACCAGTGTATAATAGAGGTATAGAAGTATATAAAGGTATAGACAATGCCTTACAGTTTAGATTATTAAATGCAGATCAAAAGCCAGTCAATGTAGCCACAGGTTATACACCTAAGTTTGAAGCTTATGATGAAACTGGAAGACTACTTATTACACGAGACTGTACAATACAAGATGACGGCAGTACTGTTACTAGAGGTAAGTTTAAACTTACAATATCCGAAAACGATCTTAAAAATGTAAAGCAACAATTTCTTTCTTATATTGTTTACCTAGTTGAAACCGACGGCGACAAAGTTCTTACATATTCGCAGTCTAACTTTAAAAACAACGGAACTATATTTGTTAATGCAAAAGCATTACCTGGCCCAAACAATTCAATTACAGTAACTACCCTTACTGAAACTAATGCAAGCTCAGAGATTTGGGTTACACAGCCAATTGGTGCAGAGCCAGGTATTAATGGCAATGAAGCATTACATACTGCTGCCATATATCCAGTTAACTTTGCAGGCACTGTTACTGTACAAGCAACATTAGCTAATCAAGTTACTAGTGGAACACCTTGGGCTGACGTTGCAACACAGACACTAATAGGCACTGAGACATGGCCGGTTTCGGTAAACTTTAACGGCGTGTTCACGTATGTACGTTTCAAAACTACTGTTGATCCAACAGATAAAATAACCAAAATTCTCGTAAGAAATTAATCAAAAACACTTGACAAATTAACAAAACTACGTTATAATAGTATTATGAGTGTAGTCAATGAAACAGTTCTGACATATCTGCCGCCTAAGCGGAAAACAACGCCAAGCGGATGGCTTTCATTCAATGCGCCTTGTTGTCATCATAATGGCACTTCATCTGATACTCGTCTACGTGGTGGACTAATCCTTAACCCGGATGGCGTAAGCTATCACTGTTTTAACTGCGGTTATAAAGCAAGTTGGCAACAGGGGCGCAACCTTAGTATTAAAATGCGTAAGCTATTGCAATGGATGAATACTCCTGATGATGTGATTAATAAACTAGCACTAACTGTTATGCAAGAGAACGAAGGGTTAGAGGTCAAATTAAGAATGACCGAAATGCCAGAATTCAATACAGTACCTATGCCAGAAGATGCTATTAAGATATCAGACATTACAGACGTTAACAAGCATAGTATGGCTATACTTGAGTATATGAGCCAACGAAAATTGTTCTTAGAAGATTATACTTATTACTGGTCACCTAGCTTAGGTTACAGAGATCGCTTAATAATTCCATTTTACTTTGAAGGTCGAATAGTAGGCTGGACAGCTAGAACTATAAAAGATAATTCTAAATACAAGTACATGTCTGAACAGCAACCTGGCTATGTGTTTAACTTAGACAATCAAGGATATCGTAAAATATTTGTTATTGTTTGCGAAGGTCCTATTGATGCTATACATATAGAAGGAGTTGCACTACTAGGAAGCGAAGCCAAAGATCAACAAAGAATGTTGATCAATAGGTTAAGTAAAGATGTAATAGTTGTTCCGGACAGAGATCATGCAGGTTCAAAATTAGTTGAACAAGCTATTGACTTCGGATGGGGTGTTTCAATGCCACAGTGGGACAATGATATAAACGACATCGGCGATGCTGTAGAACGGTATGGTAGAATTTTTACATTACATAGTATAGTAAGTCACGCTCAGACATCACCGCTTAAAATTAGACTAGGAGCAAAAAAATGGTTTACCTAAAAAAGATTTGGTCATGGATTACCTGGCCCTATCACAAAATAAAAGAAGAACTTGCATATCGCAAAAAAATAAAAGAACTTAGAAAACGAGATCCGTTTATCTACAAATAGGAGAAAAGAATGTTATTAGAAGTACCGTACAAAGTAGGCGACACTATTAGTTTAAAGCTATCAACAGGTGAAGAACTTGTAGCACGGCTTGACGCAGAAGATGCAAAGACATATACTGTAAAGAAGCCGATGGTATTAATTGCAAGTGAAAAAGGGTTAGGTCTAGCACCATTTATGTATAGTGTAAGTCCAGATGGTAAGTTTGTACTAAATGCTAACACAGTTACTTGTATGGGCAAGACTGAAGGTGAAATTGCTAAACAGTATACCTCTACTACTAGCGGCATCCAAATGGTTTAAGGAATACAATATGAATACGCAAGAATATCGAAATACACTTGTTAACATTGCTAGTAAGCATTGGAAGAAAGCTCCTGGTGCAAAGTATATACACAAGTGGGATTTGTACATGCTTGAAAAACAATTTTGTGTAGACAACATGAACTTTGACGGCGTTGACTCTATTCTTGAAATTGGATGCGGCATGGGAATGTTAGCACACCTAATGCAACAAAAAGGTGTTAACGATATTGAACTAACTGACGTAGATGAGTTCTTTGATGGCAAAGACAAAGGTGCTTTGTACAAAGAATGTTGTGACGTATTAGGTTTCAAACGTTTCATAATGTACGTTAACATGAACGAGCCTATGAAGTTAGATAGACAGTATGATATGATTGTAGCTACACGTACAGTGTTTGATAGAGAGTGTTTAGTGCCCGGAACTATATTTAATTACGAGTACTGGCTAGATGATTGTTTCAAGTATTGTAAACGAGTGTTTGTAAAAACAAACTTTGCAGGAGGAGGTAAAAGCTTTCCTGATTACATGCGTCCTTACCTATGGTGGCCTACAGGTCCAGAAGGTGAGTCACTTGGTAAGCCAAGGAGAGGATGGTATATTAGAGTTGACAAAGACGAATGGGAGAATCGCAACAAATGATAACTTGGGGAATGGTTGGAAACAGTCACGATGCTAGTTTAGCAGTATTCAAAAACGAAGAACTACTGTGGGCGGCTCTTGCTAAAGACTTTAGCAAGGTACCCAACGACCCACACTTCAACCCTCCAATGATCGAAACAGCAGAGGCTAAGTTCGGAAAGCCTGATGCTGTACAGTGGTACGAACGTCCTGGGCTCAAAACACTACGTCAGTTTTATGCTGGACAGGGTTGGTTAGGTAAAGAGAATAACATCAACAAGTACCTCAAGCAATGGTATATTAATGCTCCTATTAGTTATACCCAACATCATCTATCACATGCGGCCTATGCGTATTACACCCAGCCACATGATGACTGTGCTGTAATTGTAATAGACAGTATTGGAGAGTTCGAGACCCTGACTATATGGCATGGTAAGAACAACAAACTAAAGAAGATACACAGTCAAGGCTACCCACATAGCTTAGGGTTGTTCTACAGTGCTATGACTCAACGTGTAGGGCTAGTGCCGCAACGTGACGAGTATATGCTTGCTGAGATGGGTGACAAGGGTAACGCTAAGAGACATTTTATAAAGATACTCAACGAGCTAGTATTAACAGACGGGGTTGGTTGGAACCCTAAGATTAAGATGATAGAAAATTTACACCGTGGTTGTAAATGGTGGAGACCTGAACTACGAAGTCAAGAAGATTTAAACGACATAGCAGCAGCTACGCAAAAAGTATTTGAATATTGTGTTAACAATTTAAGTGCATGGACTAAGAAACATACAGGTAGTAAGCACCTAGCACTAGCAGGAGGAGGCGCCCTTAACAGAAGAGCAGTAGACGGCATACGAGACAAATGGAGTGAAGTACATGTTCCACACAATCCAGGTGACCCGGGTAGTTGTATAGGAGCAGTACTAGCACAAACGAAAACCAAGATAACACTTGACAAGCAGTGGCAAAGGTAGTATAATAAAGTATGGGAATCAACGATAAAATATCTGAAGAAGATAGAATAGCAATGCAAGAATGGCTTAAGACCAATGAGGTAAAAGTAGGCAAGACTAAACCTATGCCACCCGAACTTGGTATCAGTAACATTACTTGGAATAATAAATTAACTCGGGCTGAGAAAAAAATTAAAGATGGCAACTAGGCAGAACACAGACTACGGACACGATATACAAAAGGTATATCTAGAAATGATGATGACAGATGCTGAGACATTTGTTAGATGTCAAGCAGTATTCAATCCGGAGGTCTTTGATAGACGTTTGCAAAAGAGTGCAGAGTTTCTAACAAACTATGTAACTGAGCATAACGCATTGCCCACGTTCGACATTATTAATGCAGCAACACAGGGTGATCTTAAAGACCCGGGTGTGATGCAAGAGAATCATTATGATTGGCTGTTGTTAGAGTTTGAAACATTCAGTAGACACAAAGCACTTGAAGCAGCAATTCTTCAAGGAGCAGACTTGCTTGAGAAGGGCGAGTATGGTCCAGTAGAAGAACTAGTCAAGAAGGCTGTGCAAATTGGACTACAAAAAGATCTAGGTACAGACTACTTTGCTGATCCAAGAGCAAGGCTTATGGCCATTAAAGACAACAACGGACAAGTAAGCACAGGCTGGGAAGCAGTAGATAGAAAACTGTTTGGTGGCTTTAACAGAGGCGAACTGAATATCTTTGCAGGCGGTTCAGGTGCAGGTAA